GGAATGGCGCATGGTTACTCCGGAAGGTCGAAGTTATGAAGCTCGCGGAAACCGTCTTTTGCCGAAACAGCCGCGAAAAATTCGTCTGAGGGGGCGCTTTCTGCAGCCGGAATCGCTGCGTCAAGCCGCTCGTACTCACACTGCTGCGCTTTGGTGAGGTCGTTCCAGGTTTTCATGGTCGGCTAGTTCGCTGTGAGGCTGCAACGTGCACCGCAGTATCGCGCGCAGTGTAGAGGAGAGCGTACGGGGAGCCGGTTCGGCTGGGTTTCGCCGTAACGCGACCGTCGCTGCAGAATCGCAGTGTGTACCAAGGCCAATAGGCGCGGATTTGGGCTTGCTGTTTGCGGGTAGGTTTCATGGTCACCACACTCCCTGGAAACGATCGGCTATGTCGTGCACCTGATCCGCCGTTAGCCCGCTGTGCAGACCCGAGTTAGTCAGAATGCTGCCGATGTCGCCGTCGTCCGGTTCCACACTGATGGGGTCGCCAGTAGGGTCGTCAAGAACGCGAGCCAAGAGGCGCAGCGCGGCGATGATCGCGTCATATTCAGCGTCAGATTGTAGGGTGAGGGTTTGGGTCATGAGGGTTTCTCCAGTGAGGTTTCAGTAAAACTAATTATACAGGGTTTATAGCTCATTGCAACATTTTATTACTCAAAGCCGCGCCGACTCTCACGTGTGGAATGGCGCTATGAAGTCTTTACGCGCTACAATCCGCGCATAGGTCATACACTCTCAGGAGCAGACAACAATGATTGCAGCGCCGCCCCGCAAGCTGATTAGCGACGTTTCCCGTAAAACAGGCCTGACGCGCGAGCAGGTAAAAGACGCGCTGATTGCAGCGTTCGAGCAAATCAAGTCCGACGCTGCAGACGGCTCGATCATGATTCGCGGCTTTGGCACATTCCATACAGCGACGCGCGCTGGGTGTACGCGACCGTCGCCGTCCGATGTTTCGCGCGTGATCGAAGTGCCACCGACGAAACGACTCGCGCTGCGATCGCCGGCGGATAGGTTAGACGTCTAGCGTCCATTCGTCGATAGTGACCCATGAAGGCATAACATAATTGGCGCGATGCGCATCAGCACCTGTACGTGTGCGGTGGATTGCCAGCACGTCGCTTTCGTCCGGACCTAGCAGCACGAAAACGGATTTAGCGGGTTTTGAGCCTTCGCGGTAACCTTCGCACACGCACACGCACACGCGCAGTGTTGCAGAGGGGCGCACTTGGCGCATGCTGCAATCTCCGTTTCGCTCCATGCGCCTAAACCTCCCCGATGTAATAGTAGACCTGCCCGTCTGTCGACATCGGGCCGCCGTACATGCGGCCGCCGATAACGCCTTCTTCTGCGTATTGTTGGTAAAGCTCCCAATCCCAATCACTGGCGTCGTTCATATCCGGAACCTCGCGAATATCGCCTGAGATAAACTGGATAAGCAGAGCGTTCAACTCAACGTCAGACCACGCTGCAATTTCCGCCTCACTCCAGGCGCCGAATCCCTTAACGTAGGTGCGAAACGTTTCACGCTTTTCGTCAGTATCCAGGAAATTGTAATCGGGGGCGTCGTCGCAAGCAGCTTGCCAGGTTGCAGCACCTGCATTGTTTCCAATTTCCGCCACGCTCGCCGAATAGTCTTTCGGAGCGGCATTGTTGAAAAATTCTGTAATGTTGAGTTCCATGATTTTTGCTCCGATTGGGTTTGAGGGGTTAGACTTCTTCCAGCTGAATACGGCGCGCGAGATGGGAGCTAAACTTGCTTTTAAGGGTGCAGCACGCTTTGTGCGTATCTGGGTAGCGCGTCAGATACGTTTTAGTGCCCGTCTTTTCGTTAATCGCTACCAAGTGATAAAGGCGCCCGCTCTGCATACCGTTTCTCCTTTTGATGTAGCTAATTATACGGGGTTTATAGCTCTTGGCAAGTAGGGAGAAACCCTAAGAGTTTTCGAATTCCAAGTGAGCGTCAAGCCATGCGCTCAACGCGTTTTCTGCCTCCCCCTTAGAATCGTAGACGCGTCGCTTCAGGAACTGCGTACACCCCGCTGCGTGTGCGCGTGAGAGTTCTTCGGGCGTGCCTAGGTAGCTCAATTCGCCCGGTACTTTCCAACCTACGAAACCCCAGCGGCCGGAAGGGTATTGGTTAACTATCGCATTAATTTTCATGGTATAGAGGCTCCAGTTTGTTGGCGGCGCGCGCCTTTCGATGCGCTGCAGGGTTCAGAGATTAAACCGCACTCACAAAGTAGTGGTAGTTACCGATCGTTTCTCCATATTCGCCACTGCCTTTGAGTACGGAGTTTGCCGCGCGTTCGTACACTTCAGTTTCAGAGTCTTCTTCCTCTGACACGCGATCCAATTCGTCGGAAATATAGGCTCTCGCGTCTTCGCAGTCCAGAAACATTGCAGGCTCACTATCCGGCATGTAACCAGGCATATTCCACCCCGCTGCGTACACCGTAATGTCGTGCAGCATGTTGCTCGCAATCTCATGCCAATCGACGGAACGTAGCGCAGCGTTAAGTAAGTCGGAGAAAATGCCGCTTACTTCAGGCATGTTTTCCTCATGCTCGCTTTCCAGTTCATCTGCAAGAACCGACACTGCCTTATCTTTGTCGTAATCGGAGTCAATCAGGACTTCACGCGTACGCTCTGCCCAAAATTCCTGGCTCCCTTGTTCGTTATCGATATGCAGGTTGACTGCCCAGGTTTCGTAGTTGGTAAAGCCGTTATAGGTCGTCATGATATGGGTCTCTTTTGGGGTTCGTGTTATGAGTCAGATAACGTAATCTGCGTCGACGGGTTCGTCTGCAAACCAGCTGCGTTCTATTAGGTAATCGCGCGCTATTTCCTCCGCGTCGCATGCGTCTAGTTTGACGCCAAGGTAGGACCATACCGCGACAAACAAGGGTTCGAACCCGCATTGCCAGCCAACAAGTCGAGCGTTAGCTGGCATGCTCGCCGCGTCGCGCACGTTGAGCGTGTCATCTAGGTAAAAGCTGACGTAGGGCAATGCTTGGATTTGGTTCATTTCCTGCCTCTCTGCGGTGGGTTACTGTGAGACTAATTATACAGGGTTTTTAGTTACTAGCAAGTAGGTAGAAACCCTTACTTCGCCTTGATTGCGTCTTTCAGGTAAGGCAGCAGCGACCCGCAATGCTTGCAGCGGAGACCTGCTGTAGTCCGGTATCGCTTAAGAGCGACGGATACCGTAGGGCGAGATACTCCCAAGGCCTCAGCTATCTGCTGTTGAGTCAAGCGGGGGTCGGCCTTGTGCATCTCCCAAGCTAATTTAGACTTACTCAAGATAGCCACCCTGCTGCGCTACTCGAGCGCGTTCTGAGTTCTCTTTGATGACTTTCCGTGCGCGCGAGACGACCGCCTCACTCACCCCAATCGTTTTGCATGCGCGGTATTGAGACATACCAGGGTTATCCCTTAGCAGATCTAGCGCTTGCTGGGTTTTGCTCTTTTTCATCTAAGAACCTCCTTAAAAACAGCGAGAACAATTGAAAAATGCGCGTAGCGCAGAATAAAAAACTACGGAACGGTCGTTACTTACCGTAAGCTTACCGGTAAGATTTACAATGTAAAGTAAAAATCACCCCAAACAATCGACGTAAGGCCTTGCCAAGTGCGCGCGGCATTCCTCGATAGTCGTATCGCCCGTTTCGTTCCAAAGGCGCTCTACGGCGTCGTTGAACTCGTCCGCTTCCTGCCCTTGCAGAAAGATATCGTCACCGATGGCGACCGTTGAAAACGCCACGTCGCACTCGATAACGGTATCGGTGCAATAAGCTTTGACAATCTCAGTGAGTGTAACCATTTCAGTAATCTCCATTAATCAGACGTGCAGCTTGTTCGCGTAGAAAGGCGTCCAAAGATTCGCAGTCACGTAAATCGACGGCGCAAAGGAAACAACGTGCGGTTGACGACATGATAATCCCCCGGTTAGGGCCGCCTAAGCGCGCCTGATTCGTTTTAATGCTCGCTAACCGCCTGGTTATACGAGTGCATGCCTGCCTCTTCAAACGACACGACGTTGGCAAACCTGAATGCATTCCACCACGTGCGCACGGATACCGGTTGAGTATGCAGGTCGCCGAAGTCGTCAATGACTGAGTGCCAGTCTACTGATACGGGCAGGTGTTGAAAGTGAGTGGTGATCATGTTGTTTGCTCCTGTTAGGCCCGCTTACGCGGGCTCAGTGTGTCTGATTAACTGCGTGCATCCAGAAACTTATAGACTTCAAAGTCTGTTTTGAGGATCACGTCCCGGTACTCAGTCCAATTGAGAGCGCCGCTAGAGCATTGCACAGGGTCACGTACCTGGATATGGTCCCCGTCGATCACGCACAAGTAATCAGCGCGCTGCAGCGCGTCCCTAAGCTCCAGCAACTCAGCAGCGCGCTTATTTGCTTGAATCAGCGCAGCGCGGCCCTCTGCTGTGCGCGGTACAAGGGAGAAAACCGTATTGGCATGCCGGCATTGGTCAACCATCATTTTCAGTTCATCCGGCGTATAAAAGCCGCGCATAGAGACTGCGAACGAGCCCTCGTCAAAGACGAATTCACACTCCATATCAAAACCAAGGTGGGGAAACATTGCCATCAATTCGCTTGAAGTGATCATTCCGCTTGCTCCATGTTGTTCAGATACTGCCGCTAGGTGAGACTCCAATATAGGATACTTACCACTTACCAGCAAGTAGGTACAAACCCTAACAACAAGCACGAAAACGCTTTGTAGAAGTTACTCATGTAAGGTTAGCGTGAAACGTTTCCTTTCATCCGCACGCCAATCTAAGCCTAAGTCTTTGATTCTGTTCATCATTACAGTTCTTACTCGGTTGACATAATAGATATTATCCACTTTTCTATGCTTACACCTTCTGTAATGTACGATTCACGCTTGCATAACCCTAGAAAGTATCTATACTTAGGGCTCCACTAACCCGTACGAGGTGCGATGCAGAGTCACTGACAAACCCAGGCAGAGCAGCGCAGAACCTAGCGAGCGACGGCCGGCAGACTCGAGCCCGACCCCCACCCACCCCTTTTTTCGGCCAGCGGGCGGTGGTATCCTCGCGTGAGAATTTTTGCTAAATTTTGGCAGTTTGTCACTTTACAAATACATTACAGGGCGGGGCGATGACATTCGATTTCAGGGACTTCACAGGCAAGCAGCGGCTTTTCGCGGAGGAGTACGTGCTGTGCCTGAACCCATCCGAAGCTGCGCGCAAAGCAGGCTACGCGGGTGAGGGCAGCTATGGCACAGAGATCATGAAGATCCCCCACGTCAAAGCCTACATCGACCACCTCACCGACCAGCGTGCCGAGCGGCTCAAGGGCATTCAGGACCAGGTAGTTGAGAAGCTGTGGGAAATCGCCTCGGTCGACGCCAACGAACTCGTCCAGTACCGCCGCACCTGCTGCCGGTTCTGCTACGGCGAGGACCACCGCTACCAGTGGACCGACGTCGAGTTCGAGCGTGCCTGCCTTGAGGCGAAGAATCGTGGATTCCCGCAGCCGGAAGCGCCGGGCGGCAATGGCTACGACCACTCGAAAGACCCGAACCCTGACTGCCCGGAGTGCAAGGGCGAAGGCGATGGCCGCGTATTTGCGCAGGACACGCGCAAGCTCTCCCAAGCTGCGAAGACAGCCTATGCCGGCGCCAAGGTTGGCCGCGACGGGCTGGAGATCAAGATTCATGATCGAGTGCGCGCGCTAGAAATGCTGGGCAAGCACTTCGGTTTGTTCAAAGATCGCGTGGAACACAGCGGCAAGGTCGAGAACACCGGCCCGGTGCTGAATCTCGTGCTCAGCGGAGATCAGGCAGCAAAGGCAGTGGCTGCCGCGAATAAGTTGAACTCGCCGGAAGACCCCGACGCCGTGCCGCCCGGAGAAGGAGACGACGCATGACAGGAAAACTCGTAAGCTCACACGACCTTGCAGAACCGCTTTTAGGTATCAAAGGACTGCCGAAGCACCTGAAGCGTCTGGAACTCATCGTGGACGCCGAGGATATCGCGCTTATCCGCTGCGAGTTCTACCCGGAGGAAGACTTGATCCGGGATATGGAAGCCGCGCTTACCCCGGTCTTTGCAGAGTTCAATCTGGTGAAGAAAGACTCCGAGGACTGATCCATGCCAGCACAACCAGTCGACCTCACCATCAAACCGGCGCCAGGCTGGAACCAGACCTTCGGCGCGGCCTATGCCCACATCAAGGGAGGGGGCCGCGCCTCCCGCGTCGGCTGGAGCGGCACCCACGTATGGATCGAGATCAACCCGAGCACTACCGCAATGATCCGTCGAAACGCAGATGGCACCCGCATCGAATGGGTGCCGTCCGCTGACGACCTCATTGAGAATGACTGGCACATCCTCCCACCCTTAACGAATGTGATGGACGTCCGCTAGAAGTAACAACGAAACCGCCCACTGAGGCGGTTTCGTGCTATTGTAGTGATGCGCGCATAGGGGGAATCTCTGAAAAGCCGACTATCCACCGGCCTGGCGCGTCCTTCAAGTGGATTCGATAGGGATATCGGGATGACAGTCTGCACAAAGTGCCTTGCGGACAAGGCGGATTCAGAGTTCTATAGGCGCGCTGGAAGGCCGAAAGGCATAACATCCCAGTGCAAGTTCTGCTGTAACGCCAGTAGTCGCGCGCAGTGGGGCAAAAGCGCGGGAAAGTACGCAGAGACTGCGAAGAAGTGGCGAGAGGCCAACCCTGAGAAGATCTCTGCGGCGCGCGAGAGGAGCGGACCAGAGAATAAAGAAAAGCGTAGGTTGAGCCGAGCAGCGCACGAGATAAGAAATCCCGGTGCTCAGGCGGCCAAGGCCAGGAGATTCAGAGAAAACAACCCAAGAGCCAATGCGATAGCGTCAAAGAGATGGCGGATAGCTAACCCCGAAGCCAACGCAGCCTCGTTAAAGAAGTGGCAGAAGAAAAATCCTGACAAGGTCCGTGCGGCAAGCTCCAGTAAGCGGGCGGCAGCGCGCCGCGCGATACCAAGGTGGGAGACGGATGCTAAGTCTCGCGAGTTGCAGTGGCGTAAGAAAAATCCAGGTATGACGCTTGATCATATCGTACCCATCTCTCCACCGATGGCCGTAACTCTCGGAGCGAAGCCTGCCAACTGGCAACGACGCAAGAGTTTCGTAGGCCCTCTGATACCGCTGGTGTACGGTTTTCACACCGAAGCTAATTGGGCACCACTCCTGTTTCATGAAAACGCCAGGAAGGGCAACCGGGACTGGCCTGACTCACCGTGGAGTTGAGGTGCTACAATTCGGGAAATTCCGCTACTAAGGGTTTCCCGGATTGGACCTCAGTTTACATCCTCGCCAGACACAAGCGTTTCTCTCTGAGGCGACAGAGATTTTATACGGCGGCGCGGCCGGCGGGGGGAAATCACACTTCCTTCGTATCGCCGCGATCGCATTCTGCTCTGAGATCCCCAATCTTCAGTGTTACCTGTTTCGTCGGCTTGCCACAGACTTGGAAAAGAACCACATGTCAGGCGTGACGGGGTTCCCGTCGCTGCTGTCTGAGTGGGTTGACTCAGGCCATGTAAAAATAAACTACAGCAAGCTACACATCACCTTCTGGAACGGCTCGAAAATCCAACTGGCTTATGTGCAGTATGAGAAGGACGTCACCAAGTTTCAGGGCGCAGAGATCGGCCTGTGCCTTGTGGATGAACTCACGCACTTTTCCGACAGCATTTACCGGTTTCTGCGCGGACGGCTGCGCTTGGGTGCCACTCAGGTGCCTGAAAAGTACAAGCACGTGTTCCCTCGCATCATCTGCGGCAGTAACCCCGGATCACTCGGACATAACTGGGTCAAGGCAGCCTTTGTCGACCCCGCGCCGCCAATGACACTCTTACCTCAAACCCCCGAAGAAGGAGGTCTTCTCAGGCAGTACGTGCCAGCAAGGCTTTCCGATAACCCGACCCTCACAGAGACAGACCCCCACTACCTGCAACGCCTGCAAGGCCTGGGTAACGCCGCGCTTATCAAGGCGATGGCTGAAGGTGATTGGGACATCCCAGCGGGTGGCCTCCTGGATGATTTGTGGTCACCGAAGCACCATGTTCTTGCTCCTTTCGAAATTCCGAAGTCGTGGCGTGTGGATAGGGGATTCGACTGGGGGTCATCTAAACCTTTCGCGGTACTTTGGTACGCCGAATCGGACGGCAGCACCGTCACAACGGCAGATGGCTCCAAGCGTACCTTCCCGCGCGGGTCGGTATTCGTCATCTCGGAGTTCTACGGCAGTAACGGAAAGCCGAACGAAGGTATCCGCATGGTCAACGCGGAGATCGCCCGTAACGTGCGTCTGAAAGATCTCGCGATGGGCCGTGTGGTGCACCCGGGGCCAGCGGATAACGCCATCTACAACGTCCAGGAAGGCACGAGCATCGCAGATGACATGGCCCGAGCGCCGAATTTCATACGCTGGACACGGTCTGACAAGAATCCGGGCAGCCGCGTGAACGGGTGGGAGATCATGCGTAAGATGCTCAAACAGGCGATGGGAAACGAGTTGCCAGGTCTGTTTATTTTCGATACGTGCAGGCACACGATACGCACACTGCCAGGACTGCCGCGCCATGCGACGATCGACGGTGACATCGACTCAGATAGCGAAGACCACATCGCGGATGCTCTCAGGTACAGAATCAGCGCCAAGAAGAACACCGTAATGGTCACCCCGCTGCATATATAATCGCGCCAAACAGGGGATTTCACGATGGCACTGAACAACATCCAGACCTACCAGGAAGGCCAGACGCCGCCCGTCATGGGCCAGACTACAGGCACCGTCGACGACGTGCGCAACCCGTCACAGGCCGTGCTCGCCATGCAGGTCAACTGGGACAAGGTGACGACGCTGCTGGGCGGCACGAAAGCGATGCGACTCGCCGCGACGAAGTACCTGCCCAAGTGGGTCAACGAGTCGCCCAACGAGTATGACTTCCGGCTGAAGACGAGCGTGCTGTTCAACGCCTTCGGCCACACGGTAGCGGGTCTCGGCGGCAAACCCTTCGGCCGGCCGGTTAGCTGGAGCGAGAACACACCGCCCGACATCGCCTCGTGGTTCTCCAACGTAGACCTCACCGGCCGCAGCCTGCATGTGTTCGCGCAGGAGGTCTTTACGACAGGCATCGCCTACGGCCTGACGCACGTGCTGGTTGACTATCCGCGCACAGACGGTATTGTGACGGTCGCGCAGGAGAAGGCGGCAGGTGCGCGACCGTATCTGGTGCACGTCAAGCCTGATTCCATCCTCGGGTGGCGCTCTGACATGAGTTCAGGTGTCGAAGTCCTGACCCAGTTGCGGATTCTGGAGTGCGTGTATGAGGATGATGGTCCGTTTGCGAGCAAGGCGGTCGATCAGGTGCGTGTGCTGGAGCCGGGGACGTGGGCAACATACCGCCAGCGGACGGTGAAGGTAGGCAAAACAGCCGTCATTGAGTGGTATCTGTACGATCAGGGCACGAACACCTTCAAGACGATCCCGCTGGTCACGTTCTATACGAACCGCACGGGGTTCATGACGGCCGAGTCGCCGCTGATCGACATCGCCGACCTGAACATCCAGCACTGGCAGGTCTCCAGCGACATGTACTCGATCCTGCACACCGCGAGCGTGCCGATCCTGACACTCATCGGCATTGAGGGCAACGAGGAAGGCAGTGCACCGGTCACGGTCGGCGCCAAATCGGCACTGAAATTACCGCAGGGCGCGACGGCGCACTTCACCGAGCACAGCGGTAAGGCGGTGGCGAGCGGACGGCAGTCGCTACAGGATCTGGAAGAACAGATGCGCCTGCTCGGTGCCGAGATGCTGGTCAAGAAGCCAGGGCAAGCCACGGCGACGCAGGCCACGCTCGACACGAGCCAGCAGCGCAGCGAGCTTCAGTCGCTCACCAGCATCTTCGAAGACACGATGGACCAGGTGATCCAGGTGATGGGCGCATGGTCAAACATGACGGGCGACACGGGAGACCTCGACTTCTACAAGGACTTCCTGCTCACCGCCGACGACGCGGTGCAGCAATCGTTGCTGTTCTCGATGGCGACCGTGGGCCTCCTGTCGCAGCAGTCGTTTTACGAGGAAATGCAGCGCCGCGACGTGCTCGACACCGATCGCGACTGGGAAGCAGAGCAGGAGCGTATCAAGTCCCAGCCGCTACCGATGCCCAGCCCCCTGAAGCCAGGGGTCGTGCAGTTGCCCAAGGCGCCGTCGAGTTCGGTGACGCAAGCGCTGAATGACTAGGCGTAAAAACCTCACCCGCACGCTGGTCGCCCTGCTCGTCGATCACGGGGTCCACCTCGTGCAGACGGCAGACGGCCTGACCAGAGAGACGCACGACCGCCTGAAAGAGCTTGCGGCCGCGCTAGTTGCGCTGATCCTCGCGACCGACTTCAGCAACCAGATATCAGTGAGCGTGCTGATCGCGCAGACGCGAGCCTACATCTCGGCGGCCTATGGCGACATCGCCGCGCGCTCGAACGCCGACATGACGGATCTGGCTAGCGTCGAGGCTCGCGCTCTGGTGTCCATCGTCAATGGCGCGGTCGGGTCTACCGCACTGCGCGTGCCGCGCCTGACGGTCACGCCAGCTTTCGGCGGTATGCCGCTAGGCAACTGGTGGGAGGCGCAGGCGACTGACACTGCTTCGCGCGTAGCGTCGTTCCTGCGCGCCGCTGTCTCGGTCGACACGGCGGCTGAAGACGTCGCGCACAACCTGACGTCGACGGCCGGGCCGATGCCCACCGCCGAGCGTTACGCAGAGACGCTGATCCACTCGACGGTGCAGCGCATCGCGACGGACGCCCGGCAGGCGGTCCTGAAAGCTAACGCAGGCGTCGTCGTGGGCTACGAGATTGCGGAGACGCTCGACTCGCGAACCTGCGCGCAATGCCTGGCGTACGACGGTTCGACCTACGATCTGGAAGGAGCGCCCACCGGTGGAACAGTTTTACCGCTCAAGGGCGGGCCGCCCTACCACATGAACTGCCGGGGAATGGTCGTGCCGATCATGGCGGATCAAAGCCAGAGTGGAGGCCTGACCGCTGAGGAGTGGCTGGACGCGAAAACGCCAGCAGAGCAGGATGACATTCTCGGGAAGGGCCGCGCGGCGCTATACAGAAAAGGCAGTTTGACTCTGCGAGACCTCGTATCAGGGACAGGCCAGCAACTCTCCCTAGCCCAATTAAGAGAAAAATACAACGCCAACCCCTAAATTTGGTAATATGCGCTCATTTGCTGGACTACGGATGTGGACCAGTGTAACGGACGGGATCGTCCACCAACTGAAGCCGGATGGCTGAAGGAAGCTGAAAATGAAATTGCTGCTCGATGAAAATGGCAACGTGGTGGTGCGTAACGGCAAGCCGGTGTATGTGCAGGACGACGGCAAGGAAATCGAGTTCGACGCAGCGGGAACGATCAACACGATCACGCGGCTGAACGGAGAAGCCAAAACGCATCGCGAAGCGAAGGAAGCGGCAGTAACCGCGCACAAGGAACTCGAAGCACAGATCAAGGTGTTCGAAGGCCTGGACCCGGAAGCAGCCCGCAAGGCGCTCGACAAGCTGTCTACCATCGATCAGGGCAAGCTCATTGACAGCGGCAAGGTGGACGAAGTACGCAATGCGGTGAAGCAGGAATACGAAACACGCATCACGTCCATGACCGGCGCACATTCGTCGGAACTGGAACGGATGAAGGCGGCCAATGAAGCACTGAACGGCCACCTGAACAACGAGATCATCGGCGGCAGTTTTGCCCGTTCGAAGGTCATCGCGGAGAAGTTGGCGATTCCGGCCGATCTGGTCCAGGCGAAGTTCGGCAGCGCGTTCAAGGTTGTGGATGGAAAGCTGGTGGCGGTGGGAGCGGACGGCAACACGATGTACTCGCGCTCGCGGCCGGGTGAGGTAGCAAACTTCGACGAGGCCCTCGAAATGCTCGTCGATCAGTATCCGAACCGAGACCATATTCTGAAGTCTTCGGGGGCAAGCGGCACGGGGGCGCCGGCTGGTGGAGCAGGTCGCAGTAATGGCGGTAAAGGCGTGACTCGTGCGGACTTCGACAAGATGTTACCGGCCGCTCAAATGGCTCACATTAAGGCCGGGCACGAGATTACGGACTAAAATTTTTTCAAAAAGGATTGACCACTGTGGCAAATACGCTGACCGGGCTTCTCCCGACTCTTTACGAATCGCTTGACGTCGTCTCGCGCGAACTCGTCGGGTTCATCCCGTCAGTCGCGATGGACGCAAGCGCCGCCCGCGCTGCAGTGGGCCAACAGATCCTGTCTCCGATCACCCCTGCCTCGGCTGCGGTGGACGTGACGCCGGGCGTGACCTCGCCTGACCAGGGCGACCAGATCATCGGCAACGCACAGCTCGTGATCGAAAAGTCGCGCGCCGTTCCGTTCCGCTGGACCGGCGAAGAACAGCAAGGTATCAACACCGGCCCTGGTTACAGCAACATCAAGAACAACCAGATCGTTCAGGCGTTCCGCACGCTATGTAACGAAATCGAGTTGTACGTCGGCGGAAAGATTGTCGCGGGTTCCTCACGCGCTTCGGGCACCGCAGGCTCCACGCCGTTCGCGACGAACTTGGCCGACCCGGCTGCTCAGCGCAAGATCCTGTCGGATAACGGCTCTCCCCTCTCCGACATCCACATGACGATCGACTCGTCGGCCGGCGCGAACATGCGCACGCTGACCCAGTTGACGAAGGCCAATGAAGCGGCCGACGACACACTGCTGCGTCAAGGTGTGCTGCTCGACATCCACGGCTTCGCGATTCGCGAATCGGCTGGCGTTGTGCACACCACGAAGGGCACGGGCACCTCGTACGTGACCAACGGCTCGCAGGCAATCGGCACGACCGTGATCCCGCTGATCACGGGTTCGGGCACGGTGGTGGCAGGCGACGTTGTGACTTTCGCGGGCGACAGCAATAAGTACGTCGTTGCGGCTGGCGGCGGCATCTCGGCACCGGGCTCGATCACCATCAACAAGCCGGGCCTGCTGACGACCGTCGCTGGCTCGACCGCGATGACGATCGGCAACAGCTACACGGCCAACGCCGCGTACCACCGCAACGCGATCGCGCTCGTGACCCGCGCCCCGGCTCTGCCGCAGGAAGGCGACATGGCTGTGGATCGCGTGACGATGGTCGATCCCCGCAGCGGTCTGGCGTTCGATGTTAGCATGTACGCACAATATCGCCGAATTTATTATGAAGTAGCTATTGCATACGGAGCGGCGGTTGTGAAACCGGAGCACGTATGCACCTTGCTCGGCTAAGTCTTACCAAGTAAGGCTCTCCGAAGCCCCGCCAACGAAAGTTGGCGGGGCTTTTCTTGATGTATGCCCGTATGCGTGAGACTGGTTGCGAAGCCGAGCGGCCTAGAGAAATACTTTATTTATGCAAGCATGCTTGCAAGCTGACGTTTAATGCGCTATTCTGGCTACTCCTAACCACACACAGAGTGCCCGCCATGAACTACGACAGAATTTACGAATCTCTTATCGCCACTGCAAAGGGTCGCCCTCGGAGCGAGGATCTGGAAGAACACCAGATCGTGCCCACGTGCAAAGGCGGCGCATTTGACCCATCGAATACGGTTTATCTGACCGTTCGGGAGTGCTACATCGCGCGCCGACTGCTTTCAAGAATTCATTTCGGCAACATCCGACTGATGCAGTCCGTGCGGTTCATGGCCCTGAAGTGGTTCGTCGTGAGGGAGTCAGAAAAACGCTCCAAGCGAGCCCGCAAGGCGTGGGAAACCCGCCGTGCCAACGGCACCGACAAGTTCTCCGACGAGCAGCGTGCGAAGATGTCCGCGTCCCAGCAGGCCCGCACCGAGACGCCAGAGGAGGCCCGAGCCAGAGCCCTGAAAGCGCACGAGACGCGCCGCGCCAACGGCACCGACACGTACAGCGCTGAGCAGCGCCAGCGCATGAGCGACGCCCACAAGGGAAAGAAGCAGTCTCCCGAGACCGTGGCGAAGCGTCTGGCTACCAGAGAGCGCAACAAGGCACTCAAGGCGGGAAATTTGACTGTACCTGTGTAAGGTTCGCGTATACTGCGCAGTCAGTACGACGGAATTGTTCGTAGTACGAATAATGGCGCCCTGACATTAGGTCGCCCCTTCAAAACCGTTCTCGGGGGATCGTCATGGGCATACTCGCATCTGGCAGTCATCAAACAGTCGGCGACGCGATAGTCGTCACCATAACAGGGCACGCTTACATCAAGTTCACTTTGATAGGCGTGCCTGTCGGCGCAAACGTTGTCTTCGAGTCGACCACTGACGGACAGTCATGGTCAGCGGCGCAAGCGTATGGCCCATCCCAGACGCTGGCTTCCAATGCAGGCGCGGCGGGTGACTATGTGGTGGCGGCCGGTAGCGCGAAACAGATTCGCGCCCGCCTGTCGGCCATCACGTCAGGATCGTTTCATGCTGTGGCGACGGGTGATTTGCCGGCAACAACACAGGTGAACGGTTCGGCAGTCTCAGCGGGCGCCAGCGGCGCTGCCCACGCAGCGGGTCTCGTTCCGGACCCGGGCGCGATTCCCGGCACGACGCGGTTTCTGCGTGAAGACGCGACGTGGGTGGTGCCGCCCGGTGGCGGTGGCTCGACGATGGTCGCGAGCGGAGCGTCCCATGCGGGCGGCTTGGCCCCTGACCC